CTTTTACCTGTTTTTCCTGTCCCCACATAGCTCCCCAAAATAACCCTCGCCCCCGCGTGCTCGTCCACATACTGCTTATTAGCGGCATCCGTGGAATCAGCAGGAGCGGCCAGATTGGCTATCTTGTGACCACTCATGCTGATTGCCCCGGACATGACTCCACCGGAACTTGCAAGAGCCCCCACCTGCTCCGCCGTAACGGCGTGGGGGTTGTTCTTGTTCCCGGTGTGGGCAGTCAAGTTCTTCTGCACCGCCTCCGCGCTGCCCGCCGGGTCATAGTCCATCTTTGGGAGCTGCTCACCTGGCACCTTGCCATCGGGCCCCAGCGTCGCCACGCCGCCCGGCTGGCCCTTCTCGGTGGCCTTGATATATCCGGACAGGTCGATGCCCGCCAGCGCCTCCTCCAGCTCCTCGTGGGTTACCCAGACGCCCGCCGGATACTCCAGCGAGACCTCCACCTCTCCGGTGACGCCGATGGCCACGGGGAAGCGGTGTACGTCCAGGCCCTCGGCGATGGGCGGCACCGGCTGGGCCGGGTCGCCCAGGGCGGCGTAGTAGAGCAGGGTGGGCGCGTCGTCGCCCACCTTGGCCATGACGCCGAACTCGGAGAGTGTGAAGCCCTCCTCCAGCCCGCCGCCCATGTCGTTGCGGTACTCCACCAGCATGGAGAGCTGCCCGCCGGCCACCTCGGGCTGGGTGCTGGTGGCCTGGGCCACCGGATCGAGCAGGGCGGTGAGGGCCTTGGCCGCCGCCGCGCTCTCCACCGTGCCCTTGCCCACCCACACCTCGGTGATCGTCAGCCCCTCGCCCGCCGACGCCCGGGCCAGCAGGCCCTCGCCGGCGGTAGTAATGATAAATCCGTACATGCTATTCCTCCTCCATGGGCGGCAGCGTGACCGCCTGAATGCTCCAGAGCCCGCCGCCCACCCGCAGGGCGGCCAGGAGCTGGGCCAGCTCGTAGGTGAACCAGTAATCCAGGTGCGCCGGCTTAATCTCGTTGACTGCGGACTCAATCCCGCTCACATCCGACGGCACGGCGGCCAGATCGGACAGGACGATCTCGAATTGATACTCCGCCGGGTGCTCGATGACCGAAATCTGGGACGGCTCGAAGCCAAAGGAGGCCACCACGCTGCGCAGCATCTCCGCCGTGGTGGCGCCCTGGCCCCGGAGCTTGGCCTTGATGCGGCTCCTCCGGTAGCTGTAGGGCCGAGTGCGGTCGGAGGGCAGCCCCACCCACTGCTCCCACAGGTCCAGCCCCCAGGTGGCGGTGTCCACCCAGAGCTGGGCCAATGTGTCCGACTCGGACACGCGCAGCGCCCCGGCCTGCTCCCCCAGCACCCGCTCCAGCTCGGACACCTGTGGGCTGTCCTGGTAGTAGCGCGGCAGGCGGAACACCAGATTGCTCATGTCACGCTCACCTCCCCCAGTACAGGGATCTCCCCGGCCTGTATGGTCACGTCGGCGGTGCCGCCGTTGACGGTGAGGGAGGCGAAGTTCTCCACCCCCTCCACATTGAGCAGCAGGGCCAGCACCCGGTTATAGAGCAGCGTGTAGGGCTGGTCGTCGGCGGGCTTGTAGTACACCGCGCCGTACTTGCCCTCAATGAGGGTGTGCAGATAGCCCGCCAGTGCCGCCCGGAAGGCGTCCTGAACGGCTCCGGCCCCGGCTCCGCCGGTGAGGGAGACCTGGGCGGCCACGGTCACCTCCCGCTCCCCGGCCGCCGTCACCGTCACCGCCGCGCCGATGGGCCGCTCCTCCTCGATGTGGGCTGTCACGGCCTCCACAATCTCCTCCGAGGGCGCCCGGTCGTTGCTGTCCACCAGCGTGACGCCCACCGTCCCCGGTCCGCCGGGCAGCTCCACCACCTTGGCGCTGCCCACCCCGGCCACCTCCATGGCCCACTGCCGGTATTGATAGCCGTTGCCGCTGGTGGGGGGCCGCCGCCCCCGCGGCTTGGCTAATGATCGCTGTCGCCGCTCCCCCCGCTCCCGGACGCGGGCCAGCAGGGCGGCGTCGCTCTCGGCGTCCGTGCCGCCGGCCGCCGCCTCGCTGTGATAGTCTGTCAGGCCCGTCAGGTTGACGTACATCCGGTCGATGGCCCCGGCCTCCACGTTGTAGGCGCTGCCCGCCTCTGCGGCCTCCAGGCGGCCCCGGCCCGTCCCCTCCGGCCCCAGCGCCACCGCGGCCATCAGGGCGTAGGACAGCCCTCCGGCCGTCAAAAACGCGGTGCCCTTGGGGATCACCAGCCCCGGGGTGCCGCTGAAGGAGATGTCGCAGTAAGCCCTTGTCCCCTCCCGGCGGGTGATGTTGTAATACTGACCGCCCACCAGGTCGATGTAGCCCCCGGAGCTCTCGTCCACAAACAGCATGGAGGTCACCCCCTCCAGGGCCCGGTACGCCTCGCTGAGCTGCTCGGCCACCGGCCCGGCCACGCCGTCGGCAAAGCCGCCCGCCATGGCGCTCAGCCCCTGGCTCTGCCGGATGGCCGCCAGGATCTCCGCCTTGATGGCCTCCGGTGTCTTGTCCTCATACATGTATACTCGCCTCCCCGTATACCGTGGTCAGGCTCACCCGCATCCGCAGAGTGGAGCCGTCGAAGCCCACCACCTCAGCCGCGGCCCCGGTGATGTAGGGGCAGACGGTCAGCGCCTCCCGCACATACCGTACCGCCTCGCTCAGCCGGGTGTCCGCCCGGTAGGGCTGGCCCACCAGGCTCTCCAGCTCGCACCCGTAGTCCCAGGAGAAGGGGCTCCAGCGGTACCGCTCCGTGTGCAGCGCCCGCCAGGCCCAGCCCTTGACGGCCTCCAGCCCGGACGCCAGGACCGGCTCCCCGCCGGAGAAGCGCGGCACGCCCTTGTCGTAGTCCATGTCTACGTCCCAATAGAGGGGCAGCGCCTGGGCCGTCCCCTCTGGAGCAGTCGTCTGGAAAATGGGAAAGAGCTGCCTCATGAGAACACCGCCTTTTGCAGAATGTAGTAATCCTGTCCGTCCGCCGTCACCAGCACCAGCAGCCGGTCACCCGCCCGCAGGAGCTCGTCGCCGCCAGTGTCCTCCGTCCAGGCGTAGTCCAGCCCGGGCGGCACGTGGAGCTCCGTCTGGTCCAGAGTGAGCCCTCCGCATACCACCCGCAGCGTCCCCTGCCCGGCCTGCTGCACCTGCCCAAACAGCCAGCCGCCGGGGGCCTGCCCCCGCTCCGCCGGTCGGAGCAGCTCCGTCAGCCCCGCATATACGTCGTCCATGGATGCCTCCTTGCGTGATTTCTTCTTGACAAATAGTATTATATATGATACTATATAAACAAATGAGGGGGAAAAGAGATGGAGCTAAAACTGAAAAAGCAGCCGCAGAAATACCTGGCCAGTGTGGACGCCCCGACCCGTAAAAAGCTCTATCGGGCGCTGGACAGCCTGTCCAGGCTGGAGGGCGATATCGTCCCGCTCAAGGGATATGCGAACCGATACCGCTATAAGATCCTGCATTACCGCATAACCTTTGAATGGGTCAAAGGTGAAATTGTCATCACCGTTATTGAGATCAATACCCGTACCAATATCAAGTATTAAGGAGGGTTCCTTATGAATCAATCTCTATCTCCGGCCGAACTGGAACAGCGGTTTGCCGAGATCAACGCGCGGGAGCCGGAGGAGCTGACGGCCGAGGAGGCCGCCGCCCTGGCCGAAGCCGAGGCCATGGACGACGGCAGCTCCGTCTCCCTGGACGCCTTCAAGGCGGAGCTGGAGGGGTACAGCGGGAAACTGGTGCTCCGGATTCCCCGCAGCCTCCACAAGCACCTGAAGGAGGAGGCGGAGATCGAGGGCGTCAGCCTCAATCAGTATATGCTCTACAAACTCTCCCGCTGAGCTGCGCATCCGCTCAGATTCACCCAAGCCGCCCCGGCCGGGGCGGCTTTTTTATACCTCCTGCCCCGCCTCCACCTCGTTGGTGAGGCTGCGGAAGTTGAGGGACAGGCGGCAGAAATACTGCCCGTTTTTCCAGGTGTGGGTGTCGCTGTCAATCCAGCACAGCCCGGTCACGCCGGTGGTGTTGGCCCGCAGCAGCACCGCGCTGCCGGAGATCAGCTCCGGGTCACCCAGGCACTCCACGGTCATGGTCTGCTGGAGGCCGTTGTCCTCCAGGTACGCCTGGGCCTCCGCCCCGGCGTCCTCGCCGTCCCGCTGGGTGAGGATGTGCTGGAACTGCCCGTACAGGGCGGCGCTCTCCGCGTCGGACACGGTGCGCACCCGCGCGCCTGTCTGGCTGTAGATCTCCACCGTGTTCCTCAGCTTGGAGATGTCCTCCGTCACCCGCAGGCTCTGGAGGTTCTTCCCCGGCGCAAGCTCCAGGGCGGCGGCCTCTGGTTTTTCCACCACCTCCAGCTCCCCCAGGCCGTTGAAGCGGGAGAGGTAGCGCCGCCCATTCTGCCGTGCGGCCAGGGTGTAGAGTCCGTCCACAATCTTGTCCAGGGCCACCCCCGGGTATTTCCGGCTCACCGCCGTCCCGGTGGCCGCCAGGGCGGCCACCGGAATCCCGAAGTCTCCGCAGAGGGCCCGTACGGCCTCCTCGGGGGCCGCGCCCCGGAAGGTGTACCATCCCTCGTTGTTGGCCAGGAAGCGCCCCCGGTCCAGGGCCGTCAAGGTGGTAGCCACCCCCTCGGTGGCCTTCTCCCGGGTGACGATGTTTCCCCGGAACCGGGTGCGGCCGCCGCACCAGAGCCGCAGTTCATTGCCTAGCTCGCAGGGCAGCTCGGGCAGGCTCCCGTCGTTGGGCGTGGCCATGACGGCCTCCACGGAGCGGGACACCCGCTTGATGCTGCCCGACCAGGTGAGGGTGCTCACCCGCTCCGTCACGTCCCAGGTCTCCCCCTGGGGGCTGACGATCACCACCTGGTACTCTGCCATAGGCCACCTCCCGACGCGATTTTATCCAGCTCCAGATCCGCCAGGCTCTTCACCGTGTTCTCCGGCACCCAGGGCACAAGGCGCGCCGTTCCGCTCTCCTCTTCTTTCACCTCCCGCACCTTGGTGGCGGCCGCGATCTTCGCCGACGGCGGCCTGGCCGCGGCCGCCGGGAGCTGGGCCAGCGGCGGGATGGTGAGCACCTGACCGGGGCGGATCAGGTTGGCGTTGGCGATGCCGTTGGCGGCGGCCAGCCGCCAGGCCAGGGAGCCGTCCCCATAGTACCGGCGGCAGATGCCCCACAGGGTGTCACCGCTGGCCACCGTGCAGGTCTTGGCCGTGGCCGTGCCGGTGGCGCTGTCCCGGCTGGCCGCCGTCCCCGCGCCGGAGGCGGACGGCTCCGCGGGCAGCACCGGCGTCTCCGGCCGGGTGTACTGGCGCAGGGTGATGTCGGCGTACAGGTCGTTGGTGCCGTCCTGCTCCCGGTAGGTCACCCCCTCCAGCAGCACCGCGGCGTTGACCGGCGTGCCGCTGACCATCCAGCGCACCACCGTCCCCTTGTCCACCCACCGCTCCAGCTGCTCCAGGTAGAGCCAGGGGTTGGTGCCCGCCCCCGGCGACAAAAACGGGTACGCCTGGGCGGGCAGGAGGCAGTCGTGCAGGGTGGTGCTCCCCATCCTTTTCCCGCCAAAGAAGTTGAGATCCCCCAGTTGGTCCACCGTCACCGTCTCGATGGCGGCCTCATGGGCCCACTGGTAGCCGGCCGGGGTCACCGGGAGTACCAGCTCCACGCCGGCGGCCTCCTCCAGGAAGGTAATCAGCCGCAGCACTACCGCACCCCTCCCATCTGTGCCAGCCGGAGCCTCCAGTAGAGCGCCTCCGCAATGGCGTCGATGTCGCTCTCCTGGCGCACCTGGAAGGTGTTGCCGGTGATAGTCACCTGCGCCCCGCCGCCCTGGTCGGCCTGCCGGGCCTCCCGGGCAGTGAGCACCCGTTCCCCCTCGTGGAGCAGGGCGGCGTACCCGTCGTAGGGCACCCGCTCCAGCCCGGCGGCGTGCGAACGCCATACGCCGTCCTCGTCGTAGTAGCCGCCCCGCCGCCAGTTGCCGTACCGCCGCTCCTCCACGGACAGTCCGGTGGTAGTCTCCGACCCGGTCCCCACCAGTGCCGATGCCATTCCCGCCGCCAGACCCTTGCTGTACTCCTGGCTCTTGCGGTATCCGGCGTCCCAATACGCCTGATCGGATCTGGCATCGTCCCGGATGGCGGCCGCCAGGGCCAGCTCCGACTCCAGCGCCAGTTGAGCCCCCTTCGATGCGTTGTACTCGTTCATGCCCTGCACCTTGGCCTGCATGATCAGCCGTCCCATCTCGGCGGCGTCTCCCTCGGCCTGGGCCTGTTGATATTCCTTGGTCTCCATCATGAGCTCCACGGCCTCCCGCTGGTACTGCTCCTTCGTGTTCTCCAGCTCGGCCTGCCAGGCGCCGATGGCCCGGTTGGCCTCGTCCATGACGCCGCTGTTCAGCCAGTCCATCTGAGCCTGGATGCCCTCTTTCCGCTTCTCATTGTAGCCCTCGCCGTAGGCCGCCTCCGCGTTGGCCTCCGCGTCGGCCAGGTTGTCCACCATGCCCGCGTAGGTGCCCGCCATCTGCTCCGACAGGCCGCCGTACTGCTCCTGCATGTAGGCGAGGATCTCCTCCACAGCCTCGGAGCCCCTGATCTCCCCGCGGGTCACCTTCTCCGCCACCGCGGCGGCGTCGCCCCACTTGCTCAGGGCCTCGTATACGTCGATGCCCCGCTCGGAGAAGTAGTTGAGGTATTCCTGGGTGGTCTTGTCCGTCAGCTTCATGCGGCTCAGGCCCGCGATGAGCACCGCGTTGTCGCTCTCGTTGAGGGAGAGGGCGGCGGACGCATCCGACAGGGTGGTGAGGATGTCCAGGGACTTGTCCTCCCCGAAGGGCTTGACCAGGCTCTTGGCGTACCCCGTGATCTCGTCGTAGGTGTAATTGGTCATGGCGGCCATCTCCTGCACGTCGGCCAGGAAGGCCGCCGCGGCCGTCTCTGAGCCCAGCAGAGTGGCAAAGGCCATCTGCTTTTGTTCCCGCCCGCCCGCGATGGAGGAACCGGAGGCAACCGCCTCCTCCTGGGCGGAGAACTGCCCCTCCGCCGCCTCCTGCACATAGCCCTTGAATGCTTCATCCTTGGTCTCAAACGCCTGTGTGCCGCCAGTCAGCAGGCCCAGGCCCCCGCCGATGGCCGCGCCCACCGCGGTGCCAATGCCGGGGATGATGCTGCCGATGGCCGCGCCGGAAATGGCCCCGGACAGGCCGGAGGAGAGCACGCCCCCGGCCGTATCCCCGAAGGCCGAGCCGATCAGGGTGTTGGCCACCTCCTGGGCGGCATCGCCGGCCATCTGGCCCAGGCCCGCCTTGCCCAAGGCGGCCAGCATGGATGCGCCACTGCCGTCAGCGCCTCCTCCCGCCCCCGCCCGGTTGTCGACCTTGCTGATGGCCGAGGCCGCGTTCCGCGCCTGCTTGTAGAGGTCTTGATAGGCCGCGCTGTTCTCCTTGATGGCCGTCTCGGTGTCGCTGAGCTCCCGCCGCAGCCTGGCCTGCTCGTCAATGGCGTCGTCCAGCGCGCCCTTGCTGGTCTCGTCCTTCAGCTTGCGGTAGCTCTTCTGGGCCTCCCTGACCTTTACATCCGTCTCGGCGATCGCCTTTTTCAGATTTGCAGAGCGACCGACCAGCTCGGTCTGTGCCTTGTCATACGCCTTCAGGCTGGCTTCCAGCTCGTCCAGGCTCTTGTCAAACGCCTTGTTGCTCCCGGCAATGCTTTTCAGCGTTGGGCTCACCCGGTCGTACAGTGTCATGACAATGCCCACTTCTTCCGCCATATCCTCACCTCCTTAGTGGCCGATGCCTGCATCAGCCGCGTTCCCGTTTCCTGTCATGCTCCGGGTTGGGCGCACGACCGTAGGGGCGGCCCTCGTGGCCGCCCGCCGTTCTATCTGGGTTCCCTCCCCTTTTCCAGCTCATGGAGGGCGAACGCCAGAGTCAGATCCCGGCCTCCCTGGCCCATGCCGTAGTACATCTCCGGTGTCCAGTGATGCTTGTGGAACAGGTAGTAAACCAGCTCCAGCTCTGTGTCGCCGCCCTCCGTCAGGCGTTTTTTACTTCATCAATGGTGATGCGGCGGAACCCGCACAGCCGCTCCACCGCCCGGCTGAGATCCTCGATCTCGCCCGGCAGCAGCATGGCCTTCACCGTCTCGGCCGGGGTGGCTCCGCCGTACTTCTCCTTCAGCTCCTTCGCCTTCAGGTCGGGTTCCACACAGCCGGCCAGCAGGATATCCAGCATTGGGTCGCCCGCCACCGAATCCCGGATGCTTTTTACCTTTCCGTAGGGCAGCGCCCTCAGCTTGAATACCACGTCCGTGCCCAGCGCCTCGCTCAGCCGCTTGACGCGGTACTCTGCCGTGGGCAGCTCCTTCTGCACATTGGGCAGCTCCGGCCTCAGCAGAAGCGCCAACAAATCCGTCCTTTTCTCTTCCATGTCACTGCACCTCAATCTGATCCAGGTATTCGTAGTCGCTGAAGGTGAAGGGGGCGGTCACCGAGCCTATAGCGGCGGGCGGCAACTGGGGCCGGGGATATGTGACGAAGC